GTCAAGAGGTTTTCTTATCTAACTTTAAATTATTTAGGAAATATTCCATGTATAAATCTTCATTTAGTATAGAATATCCATTAAAATCTCCGTAAGTTTTGATGTGAGTATACACTCGTTTATAGGAATATTTTTCATACATTTCTGTCCACCAAGAAATGGGTTTTCGTGTACAGTGTGCATTCTCACCATTGGGTAGGATTGCTATTGCTGGTGAAGTTGCAATTGCAAGGAATACAAACTTATCAGCTCTTTTGGTAATCATATTAATTGTTTCTGGGATTTGTTCTTCGGGAATGTGTTCTAATACATCAGTAGAGATGATACCATCAAAAGGGCCATCTGGTAAGGTTTCAAACTCTGGTACTGCTGGGTCATACAGAGTTGGCATGATACCCATATCTTTGTGGTGTTTCCATTTAGAATACTGTTGACCTTTACCACAACCAAAGTCTAATAGAGTTTCTGGTTTCATATCTTTTATCAAATCTAAAATATGTTGTAGTTGCGGTTTAAGATTGTTGCCGGGATAATTGGTATTTTGGTCTGCGTGAAATTGTTTATACTGATCTATCCAATCATTGTTGTCCATTATGTATCCTCAAATGTTCTTGTAACATCTTTGAGCTTCCTATTCTAACATTGATAATACCATTATAGTATTCATCAGTTTCTAGAACCCTTCTGTCAAATTGTTCTTTTGCTTCTAAGTAACTTAATATTCCTCTACTTGAACAATAATGTAAAATTTCTCTGGTAAATTTATCTTCACCAAACGATATAACATCAGCGTTCAAGTGTTCAGAAGAACCCCAATAATCTCTCCAATCACTTTCTTTTGTTGAGCGTCTTTTATTTGTTCTGCCTTTAAGTGGTGGTCTAGTAACTTTAAACCTTGCGAGTTTCTTACCAATATACTTTCTGTTGTTAGCAAGATTAGTTATGAGATAAACAAATCCCTCGCAATCATCTGGTAGTTGTTCTACTATCTTTCCTTGATGTGTCCACTTTGTTGGAATTGTCATCAATTCCATTGCTTTTTTCATTATCACATTTCCCAAATATAGAATCCCAATTCTTATCAAATTGTTCTCTACTATTTATGGGTCTTTGCATACTACCTTTTCCACCATAATCTCTACCAGATGTCATTCTCATCATCCTCTACTTCTTCTATAAATTCAAATGTTTCGTCAAGTTCATATCCACAAAATGAACAAAAAGTTACTTTGTATAGTCGGGGCTCCATGTTGTGTTTTATATGGTATTCTGCTTCACAAGATTCACACACGATAAGTTTCACAACTGTTTTACCCCTATGTTACAGGAATTTAAAAATTCTATTCCATCAGTTTTTCTGTAAACTTCTCTATAATATACATTCTTTATTCCAGAACCATAGATCAACTTTGAACAACTCATACATGGTGCATGTGTTATATATATGTCAGAATCTAAACCACTTTCTATTGACCTAGCAAGTTTACTTATCGCATTAGCTTCAGCATGTATTACTTCTGGTTTTGTAATTTCTGCTGGAAATCCTATATCATGTTGTGGAAAGCTTACTTCACAAGCATTATCCCAACCCGAAGGTGTACCATTATACCCAATAGAAATGATACGATTATCTTTTACAATAATCGCACCTACTTTTAATTTATTGGCTGTAGATAACTCGGCAAAGGTTTCTGCGGTAATCATGTAAGCGTTTTGCCATTTGTTCATTAAGCGGCACACCCCTGACCATCTAAACCACAAACTTCACCTTCGGGAGTATTTTCTACCCAACCCCAATCACCTTCCATACCATTTACAGAATATTCAGTAACCCTTTTTTCAAAGAAGTTGTCGTGTGATGCACCATTCAATACCCAATCTAGCCATGGCATTGGATTGTCTTTTACTTTAAATTTAGGTTTCATACCCAATTGTAATAGTCTACGATCAGCAATATGACGAATGTATTGTTTGACATCTTTTTCAGTAATACCTTCTTGGTCGTGACCACTAAATGCTAACTTAATAAATTTATCTTCTAGTTTAACAGCGTTAGTTGCCATTTCATAAACTTTAGACTTCAACTCATCATTTACAATGCGTGGGTGTTCTTCTACGAACTCACGAAACAACTTAGCATTACCTTGAACATGCATAGTTTCATCACGAATAGACCACTCAACAATAGTACCCATACCTTTCATCTTACCGAAACGCTGGAAGTTTAGTAACATAACGAACGATGCAAATAAGGACATACCTTCATTAAATACTGATTGAGCTAAAATGAGAGCAAGACCTGTATGTGAATTAATGCTACCTTCTTTCATAAAGTCTAACTTGTCAGACATCTCAGAATACTCAAGGAATGTATGAAACTCCTCATCTGGTAATCCTAAAGTGTCATTTAACAAAGCATATGCACGTTGATGAACACCCTCACGATTAGCGAATGATGCAAGCATATTGCGAATCTCATTGTTCTTAAATTTTGGAATCATTAGTTCGTGATAATTGTCACCAACCTGTACATCAGATTGTGTGAACAAACGAAGAATTTGAGTCACAAAATCTTTTTCATTTTCAGTTAATTTTGTTTTCCAATCTTGTACATCTTCAGATAGTTCTGCTTCATCTTCTACCCAATGAATTTCTTCATGTTTTTTTGTTAGTTCAACAGCCCATGGATAGTGAAATGGACGATAACTCTTTGATGTGTCTAATAATGACATGTGTTCTCCTATTTTAGTTTTATTTGTAACCATTACAACACAAAAATTAACCAGAGCAAGCTACGCATTCATCATCGTCATCATTGCTCTGTTCTATTGGTTTATTTAAAAATTCCATCAATTCTGCATATCCACCAACATATTCACCATCAATATATACTTGTGGTACAGATTTTACATCTTTACGACCTGTTACTTCTGCCGCAGTTTTGCCTATTTCTTTTAAATCAATTTTATCAAATGGAATACCTCGTAATTTTAGTTCTTCCATAGCCATAGAACAGAATGGACAATCTATTTTTGAATAAACAATACTACGCATATCACCTTGAAGTGCAACTCTTTCTACTTTCTCAGATACATTTTCAGCACGCTGTTTTGCTTCTGTACGAAGATAATACAAACCTTTTAGTCCTTCTTTCCACGCACGAAGGTGTACTTGATTTACATAAGATTTAGGCGCACCAGCTGGGAAAAACAGATTGACAGACTGACCTTGACAGATATACTTCTGTCGATCAGCTGCGTGTTGTACTACCCAATTTTGATCTAACTCATCAGCAGTTTTGAAAACAGATTTTTCTCCTTCAGTGAGAAATGGTAGATGTTGTACAGAACCTTTCTTAGTGATAATAGAAGTCCAATTTACATCGTTGTTTTCATCTTTCTGTGTCAATAATGATTCGAGGTATTTATTCTTTACTAAAAATGACCCTGCTCTTGTGCGATGTGTATATGCATTAGCCTTTAATGGTTCAATAGACGGACTAGTCGCAAGTATTACACCACTTGATGCATTGGGTGCGACAGCAAGAAGATGTGAATTTCTTCTGCCTGAATCTGGGCCATCTGGATATGCACCACGTTCTAATGCTAAACGCTCTGTTTCTTCAACAGCTTGAGTCTTGATGTAATTAAATACAACATCATTAATCTCTTTTGCTTTATCAGATTCCCACGCAACACCATGTTTTTGTAAAAGACTATGAAACCCCATAGCACCTAGTCCGATTGACCTTTCTCTACTCGCACTAAACTTAGCACGTTCAATTGTATCTGGAGCATTTTCAATAAAATAATTCAAAACATTATCAAGCATACGAACCAAATCAGCAACAATCGGAGTATCTTTCCAATCATCATAGTATTCAAGATTTAGTGATGACAGACAACAAACAGCTGTGCGTTCTGCACTAGTCGGTAAGTGAATCTCATTACATAAATTAGACCCATTGATTTTTAAACCTAAGTCTTTTAGTGGTTGTGGTAAATCACGATTAGCAGTATCAATAAAGTTTAAATAGGGTTCACCTGTTCTGAACCTTATTTCAAGTATTCTTTCCCAAAGTTTTCTTGCATTTACTGTTTCTTTAACACTACCATCTTTAGGGTCGCGTAAGTTAAAACCTATTCCCTCAGTAATTGCGTTCATAAACTCATCAGTAACATTGATAGCATTATGTAAGTTAAGTGCTTTTCGTTGCACATCACCTGTGGGAATACGCATATTTAAGAACTCAATAATATCAGGGTGAGATATATCAATATATGCCGCATACGAACCCTTGCGTGTCTTACCTTGACGATATGCAATCATATCAGCGTCTACTGTGTGTAAGAAAGGCATTGGGCCAGGCGCTATGTCTGATACTGTACGAACATCAGACCAATGACCTCCAACACCACCACCATAAACTGATAACCAACGCAACTCAGATGTATGACTAATAAGACCTTCTAAAGTATCAGGAACATACGATAAGAAACAAGATATCGGTTGTCCTTTACCCTTTTTAGATCCATTGGGTGCGTTTGATAATACTGGACTAGCAAACATAAACCATTTATTAGAAACATAATTATATAATCGTTGTGCTAGATTCTCATCTAACTCACCTTCATAAGTTGACCATGCAATAGACGCTCTTTTAAATGCCTCTTGTGGTGATGTTTCGTATTCTGTTAAGTAAAAATCTTTTAACATTCCTATAGCATAGGATTCTAGTAATTTGTCTTTTTCTTTATCTAATCTTACTGACATGTCAATCCCCTTTGAATACAATTATCGGGCATTTCGTCTTCTCCATTGTGTAAACTTTATCTTGGCCATGTTGCCTTGATAAGTATTATTGTTAATGATTGTCTGGACTTCATCTTTAGTCAGTCCAGATAATATCATATCGTTTATGTCTTTTTCTTTTAAATCATCAGGCCATAACACTACATTATATCCCGAATAAATGGTCTTTTCTATTTGTTTTAATATTTCAACATTTCGTCTTTCATTATCAAAGATAATAGTTGTATTCTCTACGGGCAAATTACTAAAGTCAGCACCACCGACAGCAACACAGTTGTCCAAAAACATAGAGTCAATGGGCCCTTCGGTTACTTGTATTGGTTTGGTGGTATCCAGCCTGTTGAGGCCGTAGATTTTATCTTTGTCTGGGTCAAGAGTAATAGTAATATACTTAGGTATTTCATTTCCAAACGCTCTCCCTTGAAACGCAAACATTTTATTATTTTCATCAAAGAATGGAATTACCAATCTTGGGTGATCCCCATCTACAGATGAAAATTTATTAGGTATAATACTATTGACCCAAGTGTAAAACTTTGGAGCCAAAAATAACTCATAATGAACCTTAGAAGGAATTTGTCTAT